GCTTCTCAAGGTTCAACCACTAATCATTGCTTCGGGACAATGAACAGTCCTTAACTATGTCCACTTAGTACCACAATTAAGAATTACCTAATATTTGTCTGAAAATCTACAATATTTTGGTTTTTCTTAATTTTTGCCCTGTTTTAAGCGTCATACAGGGGGTGTTAGCTATGTGCCGTGTATGTTTGTACCCGCAGATATTAGACCTATTTCATTTTTTCTTGTTTTCTTTCTTTTGCTTTTCCGCAAGTTTTTTCATTATCTCAACTGTTTTCTTTTTAAATACCCTAGTGTTTCTTTGTCCTGTATCTGGAACTATAGGCTTAAGTGCAAATATTTTTTCGTAATCTTTATCCATTATATCCATCCTATTGTTGGTGATTCAATATTACCTTTTGACCAAATGAACCATGCTAGTGCTAACATACCACCGCTATACGCTTCACCATTCTTCATTAGTGCCTGTCTTTGACTAAATACCCATACTTTTTCTGGTGGGTATCTCTTAAAGAAATCTCGCCTTGCTACACCTTCCAGAAAGCTAAGTTTGAGAAGTAAAGCCACCTTATACCTAGCTAGTTCTACAGCCTTTTCAGCAAACTCTAATGCGTTCTTAAATGGTGGGTTTGTTATAATGTTGTCGTGCTTCTGGGTTTCCATGAGAAAATCTATGCGTGGTGTTCCATATCCTCTATCTACTAGGTCACTTGAAAACACATTGAAGCCATGTTTTTTGAGAACTTTTGAAATATGCCCTTGACCGCAACAGGGTTCATAAATATCACCCCTAAAACTTGCAACTCTTAAAAGGCTTTCTGTTGACTCTTGTGGCGTTGCATAGAAATCATTTTTTTCTCTATTGTCACCAAATCCTAAAATTTTTTGTGCTTTATTCATGGCAAATCCCAATAATAGTTTATGACACTACGACAATTCTTTTTTGTAGAAATAGGGTCACGCACTTGGTTTATGGCTGTTGCTAGTGCTATACATTCCGCATGGTTATCAAATACAAGGCGGTGAACTTCAACATTAGCGGTTTCTATATCTGTGATAGTAATGAGATACATAGTGAATGTAACAATCTCAAGCATTATAGCCAACCTTTTAAATCGAGATACGTTTCAGCTTCCTCTTTGGTAAACTCACTCTCCTTGATAGCTTTTTCAACTTCCCATAAATTGTGTACCGCCCATTGGGAAACATAATTTCTAGACTTTTTTTCTTGTATAACCTTTTTGTATTCTTTGAGTCTAAAGGAATACATATCAACCTTATCTGTACTGGGTGCTTTGGGTTTTTCATCTTCATACTTCTTAGCGGATAGCCAATAAGCAGGTTGTTTAGCAAACTTTTTGTCTTCTACCGATTTGTAGTACTTATTATACATTTCGGCTAGTTCTTCTGGCTTTTCTATCCATTCGTCTTCAAGCTTCATGTAATTTTTTTCGGCTGTTCCCTTGCTGACTTTATTCGCTATTTTATCCCAAAACTTCAAAAATAAGGGTGCATAACTTACTGGGGTTGTTTTAGGGGTAGTGGTAGGGGTAGGGGTTAGGGGGGTTTTATCTAGGTTACCTTTAGGTTCTGTGCTAGGTTTTTTTGGTCTTCCTCCAAGCTTTCCATTCTCCTTAGATGCTTCCATACGCCTTGAAATATAAAGATATTCCTGTAGTTGTCTTTCGTTCTGGTGGTTATCGTTCACTAAAACAAAAAACTCTTTTAGAACATTATCACAACTTTTTTTCTCATTATCGGTAAAACAATTCGCTATTCTGTATTGTGTTTCTGAATCGTTTGGTATTCCAGAGCAACGTTTATTCCAGTTAAAGCATAACAGCCTTATGTATATTCCGACTTCCTCATTTGTAAGGTGTTGCGTTCCTGCCACAAAGTCCTCTGTGAATAAGTACCACGCTTTCATCTTCTGCGTTGGTTTTGAATTTTCGTGTATAATCATATTGAACTCCAATTTAGTTGATTGTAACCCCTCTAGATGAAAACCTAAAGGGGTTTTTTGGTTAATATCCCCAAACTTCCTTCCTAGCTTGCAATACTGTAGGTTCTTTCCAAATCCAGTTATCGGGGTTTGGCACTAAAGTATCTCTTACATTATCTGGGGTATCTACAGTTTTTAGGTAATTACCCATCACCTTTAGAATATGCTTACATATCCGCATAGGCTCACCATAATCATCTAACGACATAGCAATAAATTCAGCATCCTTAGTCTTAGTAGGGTTCTTTAGATACCACAAGATTTGCTTCGAATTTGTCGCTTTTTGGTAGATGGATTGTTGCATTGCATGGGAAATACTAACCCTCTGCGGTAGGCTTTTTGACGTTTTCAAATCAATATAAAAATCTTCTTTGGTCTTTTTATCCTCAAAATGAAAGTCCGTATAACCAACAAAAGGTATGGTTTCTATCTCTATTTCTACCTTCTTTTGGTAGGTCAATAGATTCCATGAGTAAGCATATTTCTGAAACTCCTTAGTTCCTAGCTGTAAAAGTGGCACTAAGTTATTTCGTTCATCTTCTGTTTTCGGGTCATTAATCCTAGAACAGTTTGCATCATATTCAGCAACCATCTTTTCGGTGGCTTCTTCTAGCGGTATTCCATTTAGAAACATATTGATACCAGACTCAACCGCTTGCCCTCTGACGGCCGATGCACTTGTAGGGAACTCATACCCAAATATTCTCCTTAATGCCCATCGTTCCCTGTAAAAAGCGAACTCATTCAAATGTGAGAAAGATAAAGGCAACAAATCAAATTTTTCAAAATGCTCTCTCATATCAAATCCATAAAGTTTTGAGTTTTCTTTTTATTTTTATTTATCTGAGCATAGAGAAGAACACATTCTGCATACACATTACTGTCTTTACCAAACCTTGTGACATACTCGTGTAGAGCATCCAGAAGGTTGTCCATAACCCTTATTTCGTCTGAATGTATTGATAACCCTCGTTCTTTCTGCTTATCAATTTTTCTTTGCAATTCGAACTCAAGAAAAGTTTTTGAATTATCATACTCAACCATTGTTTTCACCCCTTACAAGTTCATATTCCGCAAAGGTTTTGCCATCGACTTTTTTCTTGTGCGTAATGATATTGAACCCCTCTTGCCTTAATTCAAAGATAATGGCACTCAATCTAAAAGAGCCAAACTGATACAAGGCTTCGAGTGGGGTTATTTTGTTACCTATTTCTAGGTACTCTAGGATGTTTTCCTTTTGTGATTTTGGCATTTTAAACTCCTTTCTATAAGTTAACTTTTGCCAGTTCTCGTTCATTGACTACCTTAGTTCTTAGGTCATCTCTAAACGCTTTGAAGGATTCGAACCTTATTTTGGCTCTGTTCCTTTTTTTTAAGGTTTCACTATATCTATTAGTGAAATCCCTAAACTTGTCGTGGTTAAATATTAAACCATCAAGTTCTTTCATATTCTTATACATTTTTTGTCTGGAAAACTGAAGCGTTAACTCCGCTATAATCATTTTTTCCTCTTTTTTCATTAGTTCACAAGCGGTATCTAAGTCAGCGAATATCATTCCTAATTCTTCTTGTTGATGGGAAATTTTGTGGGGGTCAAATTGAAGTGAGTAAATATCGGTCATTTTATACACTCCGAATAAGTTATCATATACCCCATTTTGTCTTTATAACTGTCGTGATGCTTTGGATTAGCCTTTAGCCTTACTGTCTTTTGCCAGTCGTTACATAAAGCCACTTGATGCGGTTTTACTTCTATTCCTAATATTATTGACCACCCTTTAGCAATTTCTTCATGGTTTGTTTTTATATCGCCATAATCCAAGCCACGACTTTCAACAATGCTCACTACCTCATTGCATAATTTTTTACCAATCATTCGGGTTTTCCTTTTTCCATTCTATTCTTTCTAATAAATCTTTTTTCCACTGCTCATTTAGCTCCTTGTCGGAGTGTCCTAAAGTGTGGCACTTGCGACACAACGCATAAAGATTATCAATTCTATTAAGGCTGTTGTTTTTGACTCCACCCATGCCTTTCGGTATTAGGTGATGAATATCCACCGCCACTTCTTTATGACAATTCCAACAAAGGGGAATATCATTTTCATGATACCCCCAAAAGTCAGAAAAAAGCTTCTTATAGTTCTTTAAGGTTTTCATTAAATGCCCTTACTGCATTTTTTGTAAGTTCCTCAATATCATTCACCGAAAAGTGACCAGAACCCATAGACCTACCAACAACACCAGTTACAAAAATATCTAGTCGCTGTGTATCGCTTTTATTCATGCCACCAGTAGGCTGTTTAGCTGTGAAGGTATTATTAGCCTGTGGTACTGATTGCGGTGCTTGTTGGGGTTGATAGGATGCCTGTTGGTCATTAGGATTTACCGCTACTGAAACGTCTTTAATATTTGTGTACTGATTACCATTCGCTGACGTTTTAGTATTTATTTCGGTAAAATTGATTGCATCTCCTGCAAGTGGCATGGGGTTCATAATCACACCCCTGTAATAGCACCTGCGACCATCAATTAAATCTATTGAATAATTTGGGACTCCATCTTTTGTGAAATCCGCTATTTCTTTTATTATACCAGTCATATTATTTTCCTTATTATTTATTGATTACATTATAGCCACGACCCTCTAAACACCTATTAACAAAATCCTTTCTGGTATTTGCTTTAGGTGAAAGCCATAGCACTCGCCACCTTAGACCATTATAGACTGCTTTGCTCTTATCCCAAACGTAACTGGTCTGGTCTTGTACTAAGCTTTTGCAAGTATAATAATCATCGTGAAATCGGTTCATATCTCCTTGAATATTTGCCGATGACTTCCCTCTACTATCAACTATTGGCATGGAAGAACACCCACCAATAACAACGGCTGACAATAAAGTGAAAATTAGTTTTGATTTTTTCATGTGAACTCCAATTCAATTTAAAACCTATTCTATATTTTTGGTTATGTCTACGCAAAACCTATAATTAGAAAAATCATAATCAAAAACGCACTATCAAAAACAATCTCTAAAAATTTATTCATCTTTTATCTGCTCCAAACTTTTCTATTTTATTTTTCATTAATTTTTGCAACACCAACTGATTCAGATGTTTTCGAACTGAGAAATACAAAGTAAGTTCTGCTTGCTCTCCATTCTTATCTAAATCGTCTTTACTGGCTTCCCTAGCCTTAGAAACAATCTCACAATATTCTTTGACTAAGCCGTAATATTTAGCGACTGACATATTGAGAACCCTTGCTGTATATAGCGTTGTGTTCCCTATTTTTGTTGGTTGTTCAATCATCGCTTTTCTCCATAATTAATGTAGTCAACAAACCATCGCATGAACGAATCGCAGTTGATATTGGTTGACACACAGCCACATCTAAACTGGTCAGATAGAAACCTAAACTCATACTGCCACTCCATACCCTTAGGATGATAAAAGTATAAATCACCTGTGCCATAATTGTGATGGCTGATTTCATTTACTCTTCTGTTTATTGTTCTATGTTTCCATTCAACATGGGCGAAAAATGAACCCTCTGGAAGTGGGTCTTGAAAATCATCGTCACCCCTTGAATACTTAGGCTCATAAGAAATAACCATTCTTGTTAAATCAGCGTATCTCATTTCCTATTCCCCCTGTAGGTTTGTCCAAGTTTATTGTAACCGCCTTTAATGTCTACGCTCATTACTTCCCTGTGCTTCCACCCAAAAGGAAAATGGTCTGTAAATTCTGGCGGTA